CATCTACAACCAAAGAGCGACGACGCGAGATGGTCAAGAATTTCCTTCGACGTTCTATGTTCACCTCATCAGGCACCGTCAGTCAAAAGTGTTGGTATTACTGGTCAGTTAACGGGAAGCAGGGCAGACCTGATGATTCTGGACGACATAGAAGTTCCCGGGAACAGCATGACGGAGTTGATGCGTGAAAAGCTTCTTCAACTCTGCACCGAAGCAGAATCAATCCTTACGCCGAAAGACGATAGCCGTATTATGTATCTCGGGACTCCTCAGACTACTTTTACTATTTATCGTAAGCTGGCAAGCAGGAATTACAAACCGTTTATTTGGACCGCCAGATACCCAAGAAACAACACCCCTTACGAAGGCTTAATAGCTCCACAGCTACAAGAAGACATTGATAACGGAGCTCTTCCGTGGACACCTACAGACGATAGATTTTCAGATGATGACCTCGTTGAAAGAGAAGCGTCCATGGGACGTAGCAACTTCATGTTGCAATTTATGCTGGACACAAGTTTGTCAGACGCTGAGAAATTCCCTCTCAAAATGGCTGACCTTATTGTTACTAGCGTTAATCCTACTAAAGCACCCGACAACATCGTATGGTGCTCAGATCCAAGAAACGTACTTAAGGACTTACCCACAGTGGGCTTACCCGGTGATTACTTCTATTCGCCGATGCAGCAACAGGGTGAGTGGACTGATTACCAAGAAACCATCTGCTCAGTCGACCCCTCGGGTAGAGGAGCCGATGAAACAGCCGCCTGCTATATCTCCCAGAAGAACGGCTTTCTATACGTACATGAGATGCGTGCCTACAGAGACGGGTATTCAGATTCGACCCTGCTCGATATTCTAAAAGGCTGTAAAAAGTACAACGTAAACACATTAGTTATTGAATCTAACTTTGGTGACGGTATAGTCGCTGAACTATTTAAAAAACACCTACAACAAACAAAACAAAGAATACTTGTAGAAGAAGTAAGAGCAAATGTTAGAAAAGAAGACAGGATTATTGATACTCTCGAGCCTGTTCTTAACCAGCACCGTCTTATTGTTAACAAGTCTCTCGTCGAATGGGATTATAACTCCAACAGAGAAGCTCCTCCAGAAGAAAGGCTTTTATACATGCTGTTCTATCAAATGAGTCGTATGTGTAGACAGAAATATGCTGTTAAACACGACGATAGACTCGATTGCTTAGCACAAGGCGTTAAATACTACATAGATGCACTCTCTATTTCAGCTAACGAACAAATCAAGCTAAAGAAACAAGAAGAGTGGTTAGACATACTTGAACAATTTGTAGATGACCCTCAGTCAGCAACAAATCACCTAGTACTAGGACTAGATTTAGACCAGCGGAAAGAGGCGAGAGGTAAGGCTGGTAAGAACTCCTACAACAACTGGGTTTAGAGCAATGGCGGGTTATTAGGGGAGAGAAGGGTGGACTCTCCCTCACAACACAAACAATGTTAGCTGGATATCCCTTTTTGATATCACTTCTAACTACTACCACTAACTACGTTAACTTATATGGAAAGTAAATTACATATAAACCATTTTAAAGAACTATATAAGAGTCTGAAGACTCCTTTCCCACCCTTGAACTGGTTAATACTTGGAATGTTGGTGGGTTTAGAACAGAGATGGGTACATCTCAAAGCACAGCAAACTGTAGATATAGCTGTAGAAGAATATCACGAAAAGATGGATGAACTAGACGAGAAAGTCTACAAAGCAGTGATAGAAGAAACAGAAGATGGTGGTTTTACCATCGGTTACTTCCCAGAAGACGATGAATAATATCGGATTAGAAATACTATTCTGGACGATACTCACAATGTACGTCCTCACCCGTATAGGAGTTTTTAAATGAAGCTGTTCTTAGATTCAGCAATTGTTTCAGAGATAGACGAGAGATATAGAACTGGTGTTATCTCAGGTGTTACCACTAACCCTACACTAATTAGACGAAGTGGTAGGAATCCTGATGATGTTTACGCAGATCTAATAGATGATGTAGGCGTACAGGACCTTTCAATAGAAGTAAATGGTAGAGATACTAATACACTTCTAGAAAACGGTATTAAGTATGGTAAGTACTGGACCCATCAAGCAACTATTAAACTACCTTGTACCTACGAAGGTATAAAGGCTTGTAAGACACTTAGTTTCATGGGCATACGTGTCAACATGACCTTAGTGTTTAGCACTGCACAAGCGATTCTATGTTCGTTAGCAGGGGCTACTTACGTGTCACCTTTTATTGGACGTTTAGACGACAATGGTGAAAACGGTATAGAACTGATTAGAGATATAGCATCAGTGTTTTGTCATAACAGATCAGAAACAAAGATACTTGCTGCAAGCATTAGAGATGCTGAAACAGTGGGTATGGCGTTTGAAGCAGGAGCACATATTTGTACTGTTCCAACGAAGGTATTTGACGATATGTTCAAGCACTATTTGACCGATGCTGGGTTTCAACAATTCTTGGTCGATAGTGGACAGGTCTAGGAATTTTGGCATAAATTTCTGAGGTGTTATATAGAGTACGAGGCGGCAAGGACTCCCCCCATAGGGGGTCGATACCTGCTGGACGTGTCGGCGGATTGATAGTCCGCAGAGAACCGTTGCTATGACTGGGTTCCGCTCGCTTCGCTCGCTCCCTGACCGCAGGGATGAACCATATTGCGCGTGTTCTAATCATTCGCGACATGCGCTGGCGCGATTAAGTTGTCGCGTTGAGGTAAAGCGATCTGTTGCCATGCCAAAACAACAATACTTTAGTATTGTTACAGAATGTAAATAGTATGAACCAAAGTGGACAGAATGTTGCTAGACTGGAGATCAGAGAGAGTTGTTTAACGTTATGTTATATTTCTCTCTCCATTTATGGTGAGAGAGATAAATATAACTTAACTACAACTCCTCTCCAATTGTCCTTTACCGATTTTGATTATGTTCACTACAATTCCAACACCTCGTACTTCAGCTGCTGTTGAAGCTATCAACGTGAATCCATTCACAAGAGTTGTGAATGTTAGATACACCAATGGCTACCAGTACAAGTACTCAAACGTTAGCAGAGCTAAGATTGTAAATCTTATGCTCAACCCTAACATGAGCTTCGGGTTTTGGATTCAAGAACTAAGCAAGAACGCAGTTCTAGCTTTGGGTTACCTAAGAGGTAACACCGTCGCTACTGGTAAGCTTTGCTACCAGCAAACCGGCGTCGGGTACAAAACAGATGCACTACCTTTCTAGGTAGTAGCATCTAGCGTCTGGGTTTTAGCTTGCGGTTCAACTCCGCAAGGACGCTGTTGACTAACAGTTACACTGTTTAGTCATTCTGTCCACCTTCGTACCATCCATCCTGTCATGTTTGTCCACATCACAAAACGCTCAGCCAATGCAAAAACAGGCAGAATGCCTGTTACGACTACTGAGTCTTCATCATGCCCAACTACCTGTCCACACATAAGCGGCAATTGCTACGCAAAATCTGGCTTTCATTTAGCTCAGCACTGGAAAAAAGTTACCTCTCACGAGAGAGGTGGTTCTTGGTCTGACCTTTGTGACTACGTAAGTAGTCTCAAACCACGTCAGATCTGGAGACATAACCAAGCCGGCGACCTTGGTTACACCAAGGACGTCGACAACAGAGAACTTATCCGCCTTGACTTGCTCAAGTCACTTGTTGATGCCAACAAGTCAAGCGGTGCAAGGGGTTACACCTATACACACCACAAGTTAGATTATTTACATAATCTAGAGGCTGTCAAGTATGCCAACAACAACGGCTTCACAGTTAACGCTAGTTGTGAGACTCTGTCTCAAGTTGATAACGCTATCAGTCAGGGAATCCCTGCTGTAGTTGTCGTAGACAACAGCAAGGACGTGCCAACACATACACCCGACGGTCACAAACTTGTAGTTTGTCCAGCTCAAACATCTGATACCAACTGCGTTGACTGCGGTCTATGCGCTCAGAGCAAACGCAAGTGTGCGGTTGCATTCTTAGCTCATGGCAATAGAGCTAAAAAGCTTAATGCTACTCTGTCCACATTAGTACAAAACAAGGAGGTTGCATAATGGATAACCATATTTATATGGTTTATGATGACAGTTCGCCAGAGTCTACACGACGCGCGGACGAAACCCATAAACGCTTGCTAGATCAGGGGTTTAGGGTAATTCACAAGGAGGCAGGATACAATTCTGCCCGTTATGAATATGCACGAGTTGTAGTTAATTCGTAATAATATATAATCCTTGAGATCTCAGGCTATGACTGGGATCTCTCCCTTTTTATTTATTTTCACAATCAATTCACAATCAAGGACGCCACACTCATATTCACAATCAATAACCACAATCATTCACACTCAAGGACGCAAGGACGCTATGTCATTTCAATTTGGAACACCACCCGATCCAGACAAGGACGGCATCATGGAATGCCACCACTACCGCCAAGCAGTAGATGACTACGACAAGGACGGCGGACTATTTACTGGCGAGCCAATGCTCAAGCACTGGTTTGTCGTCAACGCATGCGACGTCATCTTAGGCGAGGACGCATTCTATAAATACTCTCCACGTGAGCTATTTGAAAAGCTTGAAGAAATGAGTACATCACACGAAGAGTACACCAACTTACAAGAATGTAACGATGCCAAGGAAGCACACGAATTCTTCTATCAAACAGAGAGGTGCAGCAGCTTATGAATCACTACGAAATCAGAGTCAAATGTACACACCTTGACTACTACCGCCTTGAAGCCAAGGACGAAGAGCATGCAAAAGCAAAACTAAAACATGCACTTAGTACTCGTAACATGAACGACATTACATTGGATGATACTATCCACCGTCAGCATGTCATTGAATATGCTGTCCAACTATCGCCCGAAGGAGAACCAATCCTATGAAAATCGACATCACAAATGAAGAGCGTTACGAGTTTATAAAACTCTATGACACTCTCAGAGACATGGACTTTGAGTTAACTGACAACCAAGTAGCAGTCTTTGAACAAATACAAGAACAAGAAAACTGGTTAAAAGCATTGACCAGAGCAACAACAGGTAAAACAGCATGACAATAGACATCACTCAACAACTCAACTACTCACAGGCAGTAAGAAGAGCGCGCCCAGAATGGGACGACGACAAAGTAAGAAGAGCAGCAGAGTACTTAGTCCTATACATGGACGTAAGGCTCAAGCCATACAAAGTTAATGAAAAACTCAACGAGTTTGATAAGGACGGAGGCTTTCTCTTCTAATGAAACCAAGAACACTAACAGCCACCTTTCCAGATGGCACTA